ATGCCGTTACTATTCTTGTATTATATGCCGTATCCCAATTATTCTGTTTAACTATTGTAGGTAAGCTATATCCCGTATCAAAAGCTAAAGCTAAAGTTCCACTTGAAGTAACAGGACTTCCTGAAACTGCAAAACCAGTAGGTACAGATAAGCCTACACTTGTTACAGTACCACCCGTTAATTGACTTACTAAAGCTAAAGTTCCCGTTGCTCCTGGAAGCGTATAAGTATAAGTTCCGTTTGTTAATGTGCTATCAAATCTAACTTGATTAAAAAACCTTGTTATACCTGAGTTACTAAACTCCGCATTACCATTTGTTAAGATTTTCAAGCCGTCAAATACCCCTGCGTTTTGATAACCTATTGCACTAAATACTGGGTCTACAATTATTCTGCCTGAAGTAAAGCCACCGGCAGAACCCCAGATGTTAAATTGTTGCCCGTTAATATCTACAACATTTGCAGTAGAACTTAATACCAAAGGTAAGTAAGTAGTAGCTGCTGCCGATGTAGTTAAGTAAGTAGAGTTATCGTAAGTTATAGTAGTTCCCGATGCTTTTACAAACCCTGTTCCGTTTAATTGTGCTTGTGGTGTGTAGCCTAAGATAGTCGCTATGCTTTTATTTTTCCAAAGGCTTGTCGATGCTTCCCAAAATAACCCGTCATTGTTTGTAGGTGTTTGAGCAGCTACGTTATGAAGCTCGTCTAACTCATAGCCGTTCTGTATCTTAACCTCAATAATACCTTGTGTTGGGTGTGAGCGTACAATGATACCTACATAAACTAAGTGAGCAGGAGCGTATTGTTTTGTGCTTGTATAAGCACCGGCAGTTGTAGAACTCAAATAAAGCTGAGTACCTACGCTAAAAGCCTGAGTGTCTATGTCGCTTAATCGACCTGCTACTACAACAAAGCCGTTGTTATTATTAGTAATATCGTTTTGAACTATGCCGTAAGTTTGTGCGCTTGTACTATCTCCACTCGCTAAAGCCTTTGTAATCGTTGGCAAGTTACCTTGACCGCCATTGATATAAACAACAGTTCCCTTTGTTAAAGTCGCACCCGTGCTATTGTAAACTTCAGTAATTAAGTTTTTAGCTTGATCTATTGTATTAGGAAACGTTGCTAAAGTTCCATCGCCTTTAATATACTGCGCTCCCGTACCTGCGAAAGCAAAAGCCAAAGTTCCGCTTGTAGTTACAGGTGAGCCACTAATTGTAACGCTATCGCCCGTAATAGATGCAGCTACGCTTGTTACAGTACCCACCGCACCACTTGAACGCTGCCAGATAGTGCCGCTATAAATAACATAATCGCCAACCGCAAAAGTAATCGGACCAGCGCCAAAGTTTACTGTTCCTGCTACGTTACAAATATAAACATCTCCCGTGTCTCCCGTTCCGTTTGCAAGTGTAGGCGTGTTTGTAGATGCGTTCCAAGTTCCTTTGTATTCCATAATAGAACTTGGCAACTGAGTAATAGGAACTTTACCTTGACTATCTAAAGAAGCATAACCATTAGCGTTACCCTTCTCACTTCTTAATTGATAAGTATCTAACAAAGCTTGTGAAGGGAATACCTCTACATAAGCAGAGCCACTCCACAAATAAAGTTTCTGCGTGTCTTTAGCACAATAGATAACGTTAATATCGCCAACCGCAGGGAACCCTGCAAGGTTAGTATAAAACGAAACCGCACCGCTAAATATAGCCCCTAATTGTGCAAGTGTAATCTTCTTACTTACTCCACTATCCGGGTCTCCTATGATTGTTAAATCGGTACTAACTGGCGCTAACTCGGTAGCTAATTGGTTAATTTTTTTGCCTATCATTCTGAATAATTATATATAGATGGCACCGCGCATCTGTCATTTAAGTAAGGTAATTCCATTGTGATGTCAATCTTAACTCCGGCTAAGTAATCGGGGTCGCTTTCAGTAAAGTAAGTCAAAGGTGCAGTATCACCAATATCCCAAATCGCTTTAGGGTAACGTAACTGCGCTACTATGTCTTGACCTACTAAAGTCATATCCGATAAAACCTCGGTTTCGTTTGTCTCTTCCATTAACATTCTGTCCATAAAATAAAGGCTAAAATTATAAGTAATATTTTTAGCGTTTATAGTTGCACCTGTTAAAGTGTAGAACATAGCAGGGTAAGTAACCTCGCCATTAGACAAACGTTCCCACACATCGCCGAAATAAACAAAGTTAATTTGTTCGTGGTCGTTTCCGAGTGTTGTTATTTGTTTGACTATTTGATTGAGTGTTAGGCTCATTCTTAATTTTTTCTAAATAAACACGAAGTTTATTTTGGTTTTTAATTGTTGTTACTTTACTCATAATTAGCAATCACTACAACCTCTATTCCCTTGATAAAGTTCCTCGAAGCTTTTACCTGCGCAGCAATCAAAGTCACCTAACCAAATGCTCGTTGTATAAGCATCATTCTCAGGGTGTATTGCATCAATGCCACTTCCAGGGTTCAAGTACTCAGGATAAAGTGTAGAATATTCTTTTAGGTATTTAATCATTCTTTGCTTGTAAAACTCAGCACGGGTCTTGTATCTATTCGCCACATCAATCATATCCTGCATAGAAGGGTTTTCGGTATTCTCGCCACCTTTCCTTAACAAGCCTTTGTTATAGAACTGGTACGATAAACCCATTGGCAACTCACTAAGTACATAGTGTACCAAAGTATCTGCAATATAGTTATCTAACAATAAAACCTCATTTGCGTTTAAGTTGTTAGCCGTGATACCTGCTTGAAGTCGGTTATATAAAGCACTTCCTAAAGCCGGTAAGATAAAAATATCTTGAGCCGTTTTGATTTCAGGCAATACAAGTTTCTCGTCAACGTTAGCGTGTAAGCCGTGTAAGCCAGAGCGGTCTTTAATATTTTGAACCGATATGAATAATGTGTTTAAGCTCATCTTTATTTTCTTTTAACTATGTTTGAACGCCACTCGTGTCTGCAACTTGGAGAATGTGTATTTGTTCCCGGCTTAGTGTACCAACCGCCTCGCCTATCCCATACAGAATAGCCAAGCCTTGCACTCATTTGCTCTATATCGCTACGAGTATAAAACTTATTAGCAGTAACTAAGTATTTGCAAAAAGGTCTGCTTGTATCTAAATCGCTATCATTAAAACCTGCTTTCCACTCGTATGTGTAACGAATTAAAATCTGCGTTGTTTGTGGCTTAATAGCTTCAACAATTTTACCAATAGGCGCAGTTAATTCCCTTTCAATAATAACGTTACTATCAATCCCTTTGCCTTGCTTTACTTCGCTTGTCTTGATAAAGCCCTTCTCAATTAATAAATCAATAACACGCTTAACCGCACCCACATCTTCTTTTAAAGTGTCAGCTATTACCTCAGGGGTAATTCTTTTATCCTTAACAATTAAGTCCAAGATGTTAGATTGTAATTGTGTTACATCTGCAAACATTTCAAAGTCAGCATCGTCGCTAAATCTTGTTTTGCTTTTAAGAACCTCGTAGTTACTTCTGTCTTCTCCGAACTCAAAGAACACTTGAAAATCTTGTTCGCTAAATTCTAAATCTTCAGCACCTAACCAAGTAGCAACCTCTTCGTCGCTTAAAGCATAACCGCCCTTAAGCATTGAACTTGCTTGTTCTCTGGTAATCTTGCCCTTGTTAAAATCTCTAATGATGCGCTGCATATTTTGCCACTCGCGACCTTTCAATCCTTTAATATGCTCATTAACGCTTAAAGGACTTGCTGCCATTGGTTGCTCACTTTCAATAGGCATTCCGTATTTAGTTGGGTCAATACCAAGCTTCTCTAATATCCACTCTTTTGGTGCTACTTCCTTTATAATGCTTTCGCTAAAATCAATACCGATTGGGTCGGTAGGTTGTAGCATTAATTCCTCTGTTACCCCTGCATATTGTCCAAGCATATTAAATACACCTTCTAACTGCATTTGCTTGTAACGAATATAAGTGTTGTTAAAGATTTCGTAGCTATCACGCATCTGTTGTCTATTCCCTAATTGACCAGGAACGGCAATACCAAAAAGGTCAGGGCTTGTAATCTGGTGTCCGCTAAAAATGTTATTCTGTATTAACTCGTCTACTCTCCCAAAATCTTCTTTAGTTAAATCACTCGCACCCAAATCGTCTACAATAGGCTTTCTTGTTGCATCGTTTACAAAAGCAAGTAAATACTTTTTGCCGTCTGCACCCGTGTACATATTATCAAACTGTCTGCTTACTGCACGTTTCTCGTCAGGGCTTGGCTCTCCGTTTGGTAAAGTAATAAGTTTACTGGCAGAAAACCCGGTCTGAGCATTACCTAAAACGTGCTTACTTACTTCTACATCACTTTCAATGTAGTTAAGCGCACCGAAATAACCCGGAAGGCTATAAACATTCATACCCGGTCTGTATTCTTTTACATAAAGTATTTGAACACCTACAGGGTTTTTAGGATTGAAAGCATTGTATATCTCAGCTTTTTCTTGATTGCGTGTAGCCTTCCAATCTTCTTTATACCAAAATTGAGTGTTGTCTTTGTTGGTTCTAATCTTTGTATAATCACAATGCCATAACTCAGCGATTTGTTCGCCCATTACAGACCAAATAACTTGAATGTAAGCACCACCAAATAGTTCAATATCTAAAGCTACCTTTTTAGTTAAATCATTAAGAGTTTCTTCTCTATTAACTTGCTTAACAATAGGCTGCTCTCCGGCCCAACCATTACCAACAATGTAGTTCACTTTGCCTCTTACGATAGCATTGTGCTTTGCTGACTTATTAAAAAGGTCTAATAGGTATTGAGGATAGTCATTGTTTTGACCATACTGCATATACCCTTCGCCTTTTTTCTCTTTATATTCCGGTTGCTTTGCTTCCGCAAATGTCAATACTTGTATTTCCATTATTGTCTTATTGTGAATGTGCTTGTTGTTTCGTATTCTGTGAATGATATAGTTGTACCCTCGAGTTCCATTATGCCTGTTTCAAGCAAGTTTAAGCCCGTCGGGTTTGTGTTGGTAGTACTTGTCTGCTCGTAGATTGTGTAGGTGTATTGCCCGTTTAAAGCCGTATTAAAGAAGCTATTAACTACAATAGTGAACTCGTTGTACCTTTCCTTATATGCGCTTATATCTGTATTGTTAAGCCTTACAAATTTGATGTCCGTATTTGTTGATCTATTCTCAAATATAAATAGATAGTTCGGGCTTGTTAAAAGCTGCTTCTCAGTCAAGGTAAGTATTATGTTTTGGGTTTGCCCCTTTATTAATCTTATCACAACTATAAATATAAACTATCACGATTGTTTGCAAAATAAAAAACCCCCGCCTAATTAAAGACGAGGGCATCTATATACAAAACCAAAACAACCTAAGAACCAGGAGTAGTTAAAGCTGCTGCAACTGTAGAGTTTACCTCTGGAGCCATAGCCGCTTCTGCACCTGTAAAAGTTAAAGTGTAACCACTTCTGTCACCTTCAGCCGTACCACTACCAGAGTTACCTGCGGTAAGGTCTAAGCCTCTTGTTTTACCTAAGTACCAGTATTTGCCATTGTTATCTTTGGCAACTGCTACTAAAGTGTTTTGAGCTAACAACAAGATTTCGTTTCTTGTGTTCGCTTGTAATTTGTTTAATACGATAGTTAATTCTGGAGCATAGAAAACAGTTCCGTTTTGTACGTTTGCATTGATATTCTCAACGATTTGAGAAGTACCTTTTACAAGTTCATACTTAAAGAACTTTTTACCTGCTGCCTTAACAAGTGCGGTAATAACACCACTTGCCTCGGTAGTTGAGGTAACGTCTGCTGCTGCTGCAAAATAAACCTCGGTAATTCCGCCTAATGAATCTTTACAATCAAGGCTGTAATTTTGAGAAAGTGCGCAACTCATTTGTTAAATATTATTAGTTTGAAAAAATGGGTAGGTATATTTCAACCTACCCGATAAATTATGCAAGAACAAATGCAGCAACTTCGTCAGGGAACGCGATGTTCACGCCCATCTTGAATTCTGCTACGAAACGTACTTGGTCAGCTTCTTTAGCGTAGAAAATTTCAAACTTCTCTTCCTCGTTCAATAAGTCAGTACCTAAGAACATATTGCTTAAACGCATAGCGTAAACTTTGTTAGTTCCGTTAAGACCTGCAACTGCTACAACTTTGATTGTAGTACCAGGAAGTACGAATTCGCTATCAGCTTTAACATCAATTTGGTAATTGAAAGAACCGCTATTCTTAAGAGCGATAGTGTAAGTACGGAATAAATCTTGACCGCAGAAGATAGTCATATCGTCAGCAGCTACAACTTTTGCAGGGATTGCTCTGTAAACACCATCAAAGATGCTAATTACGTTAGCAGCAGTAATAGAAGATAAAGGAGCGCCTGAAATAAAAGTAGAAGCGTTTGCAGCAACAACACCTGAAGCAGCACCGATTAACTTAACAAGACCATCAAACTTGTTTAAGTTTACGTTCACACTTGAAGTGTCTCCCTGCCATAAAGCAGTTTCTAATTGTGCAGCGATTGTCTTAGCTTTCTTTTCGCTATACTCTTGCTCAAAAGGAATAGAATCATAATAAGACCCTGTTGGTAAAGATTTCTGAAGGTACTTTGACTCTAAATCTTTCGGACATAAAGCTTCATTTAGTTTTATGTGTCCCGGAGAAACCGTGCGCTGCGTAAAAGTCGTCGAGCCTGAAGCTGTGAACCCACAAGCATTACCATCTTGGAAGATAGCGTCAGTTTCCATAATATTGATCTTCTCAGTTGATTTTACACCAACCATAATTTGGCCAGCGCTCTTAATAAGAGACGCAGTTTTTGCACCCAATACAGATGAAGTTACAAGTAGAGCTTCGTTTTCTTTTGTATAGTTTGCTAATGCAGATACATCAAATCCCATTTTATTTTATTTTTATTTGTTTAATAAAGCGTTTCTAA